CAAAATATCATTTCTTAAACTTCTTTAAACAAGAAGATAAAGATGAATCCATCAAAGACTTCTGCCAAGCAGAATATAAAAAAGATTGGTACGCAGCTTACAGATTCTTTAAAGAAGAAGGCCAGTTCCCTAATTTTATTAGAAGAACTCTTTAAGAGTTTGCAACAATTTCAGCTAAGGCTTCGCATCTCACAGGGGTTTGCGAATGCCATCTGGAATCCTGCATTTCTAGTGACGCTTGTTTTCTATCACCATCAGATAATGCTCTCCACATTTTTTTAAACTTTGAGACACCTGTTTTTCCTAACTGAAAAACCATTTCGACTATCACATGTTCGATTGCCTGTGGTAATCGTTTATCCCCTTTATAGTTTTCTGATATTAGTTGCTCTGCTCCTGCACAAGCTCTATTCAAATCTATTAAAAATAGGTCTTCTATTTCATCTGTTGATATTTTAACACCTTCTTTAAATCTTTTTCTTTCATGTGCTTGTACTAGGTGCCCGATTCCTATCGTGGCTTTTCCTAAGGTGTCTAGGTAAACAGTGTCTACACAACCTTCATGGTCTCGTATTCTCGCTTTTAATTCGTCAGTAATTTTAATTGTATTCATTATGATCCTATACCCCAATGCTTTTCATGAGGGTCTTCTTCCTTTCTTTTAAATATAAATGTACTTATTAAATTTCTAATGTGTGTAAATATTCTCATATTATCTGACAGATAATATACCAGTTCCATAAATGTTGTTAGTACTTTTTTGCATTTCTGCTAATCTACTATCAACGGAACCACCTTGTTGAAAATAATTTATATCTCTTAAACCTTGTACAAATTGTTCTCCTGATTTTTTGACTTGTTCTTGTCCCGCTAAAGCATTTAATAAAGAAGGATTAGGGTTTTGAAATTGTTCAACAATATTTTCTGTCCCTGTGTTTGGATTTCTTTCTATTATCTCAGCAGTTCTAGAAAAAACAGGAATTTGTCCTATTCCTCCAGTGTAATTATTAGATATTTGTGAACCTCTTATTATGTTTAATTCCTCCTGCGTTGGCTGTGTTGTTAATATTCCTGCGCCCGCTTGATACCCTGTTCCAGGCAACCTTCTAAAAGAATCATCTGTAACTGAAGAAGCAACAGATGTTGAGACTCGATCTAAATTTTGTTTAATTAAATCTGCTTGTTCTTTAGCAGTCATTTGTTCTTTTTCAGTAAGAGAAATATCCTGTAGTTCAGGATCTTTTAATATACTTAGTTTATGTCTTGAGGGGTTTGCAATTTTTTCTTTTTGAACATCTGTTAAAGCACTTATCTTTTCACCAAGCTGTTGTCTTTTTTGATCAACAGTATTTGACAAATCTTTAAATGCATTGACAGCTAAACCAAATAATCCACCGGAACCTAGATATTGTTGTGCTGCTTGACCCACACCTCGTGCAAGACTACCTAATCCATATCCAATATCCCCCATAACTTCTCTTGTTGTAGGCCCGTATTGTTGAACTAATCTTTGTCTCTCTTGCTCTAATGTTCTAGGAGCATCTAATTTCATTTGAGTGACACCTGTAACACGACTTCCTGTATCTGTATAAACAGGCTTTGTGTATAGGTTTTTGAATCGCTGAAGTTCATCAGCTTGTGTCATTCTTCTAGCTGCTCTGTCGTCAGAGACATCTGGTCTGTTAGAAAAGAATTCTTTACGACCTCTAGCAGCATCTAAATCTCTAGCAATGTCTGCTCTGCTTGTTCTAGCTCTACTAGACTTAGCTTTTAGTTGTGCAGTTGTACTAGCTGGCGTACTCCCTGGAGGGGCTGACGGTCTAGAGGGTCTCCTAATATTTGCTTTTCTTCTACGTGGTGGTGCCATTTTAATCTAATCCTGCAATTGCCCTATTAGTTGGGTCTGTTATTGTTCCTTGCCTAAATCTAGCATCTACATTAGCGTTTGTCGAGCCTTGTCCGGTGACAATGGTTCCTGGACCAGTGTTCGTGGTCGGTGATTGAGGAGTAACTGGAGCGCTAGAGTCAAATATAGGAAAGTCTAAGAAGCTTGTAATTTCCGGTAGAGTAAATTCAAAGTTTGGGTTGTCCGATAAACTTTTACCTGTATTAGCTTGCAAGTATTGTTTAATAGGAGAGAAAGCTTTTTGAAAAGGATTACTTAGGGGTTGTCCTGTCTCTCTTACCAAATCTAAAGCGTTTTGATAAAATAATCTTTGCACTTCGTCAGATGGTTGATAAGGAAGGTATCTATTTGTTAATAAAGCATTTTTGGTTTTTTTAGAAACTCTATCTAATTGTTTATTTAATTCTTTTTTATTTATTCCTAATCTTTCTGCTGCTTGAATGTCTTTTCTAAAATCTTGAAAAGCTTTAAATCTTTGAGCTTCTCCTCCATAGTACTGCTCTAAAACTTGTTCAGGAGTCATTTGTCCGCCTCTTAAGACGTCTCCTAAAAATGTAGCTCTAGCAGAAGCAATTCTTTTATTAAAATCGGATACCATAAATTTAAAACTATCCTCTACATCTAATTCAATATTTCTAAATCCAAAAATACCAGGAAGTTCATCGGATAAATCATAAACTCTTCCATACTTATCTGGTTTAGACATCACGGAATCTTTTATTCTACCCGCTTGTTTAAGAGAACCTGGGGCAAAAGTTTCTACAATGTGCATAGTTCCTTTGTAAAGTTTTTCTCCGACAGGATCTTCTGGTCTAAAAATAGCACGTCCATCTCTTGACCTACCTTGTCTAATTAATAGATCAGTCATCGCTTCTGTATAAATAGCTTCAGATAAAAATGGTTTAACAAGTTCTTTCATTGCCATCACCCCGCCATCTAATAATCTTTTAGTCATTTGTTCGTTAGTTGATTCACCCTTTTGAAGTTCGTTAAACATTGTTTTGCCTGGTCGTAACAAAGCATCATAAGGGTAGATATAAGATAAATCTAAGTATTGAATTCTCCCTGTTCTTTCATCTGTGCCAGTTGGCACGAGTAGTCCGTTTTGAGACCATGAAGGGACAAATCTTCTTAAAGCTTCCATGTCTTCTGGTAAAAATCCAGATAATTGTTTTCCTAATTCTACAGCTCCCACAGGTAAAGCTGCACCTGTTCCTAAAACTCCTGCCATTCTTCTCATACCTTGAGCTCTAGTCTCTTGCATAGAAAGAAGTCTCATAGAACTCTGTAAAGTATTAAAACCTGTTCTAAGTATTTCAGCAGGGAAAGAAACGAACGTTCCAATAGGAAGTTTTCTCAAAGTTTTAATGCCTTGACCTACATATTCATAGTTAGGTATGTTATTTCTAGTAGAGTCTGCTGCTAAATTCTTAATCAAGGCACCTAAAGAGTCTTCTTCAATTGATTGCTTTGCATTTGATGGATCTATATCTTTCCCTACAAAATAAATAGGATCATTAATGTTAGTTTTTCTATCTATAATTTTTCCAACTATATCGTTTAATCTATTAAATATATCTAAATCTCCGCTCTCTCTAAGTTCTTTTAACATAGCATCTTTTGTAGGGCCTGCTTCTAGATTTTCAGCAGTTCTTACTTTTTTAATTATCTCACTCAGCTTTCCATCTTCAATGTTTTGAGATCTAAGAAAGTTTTTAACAAAACCATCTTTAAAATTTCCCTGTTCAAATCTGTAATTATATATTTTCCAAAAGTCATCCTCTGCCAAGTAAGTATTCACTGTCCAATCTTTAACTCTTTTTAATCTCTGACCTAACATATCTAATGTTCCACCTGTTAAATCTTCTATCTTTTGTCCTAGATTTAAACTAGATACATCTTTACCTAAGTCAGCTAGTTCTCCTACTTGTAAGTTAGTTCCTCTAACCCCTCTTCTTCCATAATCTAAATATTCTTTTAATGCTTCAGGATCAAATCTCCTGTTTTTTCCGAAACCTCTTTGCCCTCTTCTAAAAGCTTCTAAACTTTTGGTGAAAGCCTCTATTGTTTTTTTAGGGTTGGTTAAAGAAATATTTCCATTCATCGTTACAAAAGCAGCAGCACTTAAAATGTTTCTAAAGTGAGTGAAAGGAGAAAAAAGAGTTTTGGCTGATTGAGAAAAAGATTTAGGCGCTAAAATAAAATACTTATATAGATTACTATTTAAAACTCCTTTAGCAGCATCTGTTTGTTCCGCAAAAGCCTCTGCCATTTCTCTACTTGTAAATGCGCCATCGAGTGCCGTTGGCAATCCTAATTTACCAAGGCCTCCAACTTGTCCTAAATTTACCACATCAGATGTACCAAAAGTTTCTTGGGCTAGTTCTCTCCCTGATATTTTTTCTAGTTTATCTCCTTTTTTTATAGCATCATCGAAGAAAAATATTTTTCCTTTTCCTAGTTTTGCTAGATTCGTAAGCATAGATAGCTCTGTTATCAGAGCTCCTTGTTTTGCTATTGTGGAAGATAGAACATACGAAGGATCTTTCACTTCTCCTAAGATAGCTTTAATTTCAGGTGGAATTTTTTGTTTTGCTTTTAAGATTCCTGTATCAACGTCTAATCCTAATCTTTGTAGGACTCCTTTATTTAAAGGAGTTTCTAAATTTTTAATATTACCATCTAAAATATTTTCTAAAATTTCTCTAGCTTGAACATCAGCGTCAACTACTTTTACTCCTTGTCCCTCTGTATCTAATATCTGTCTTTTTATAAACTGAAAAGCATTTTCTAAAGATTCACTAGAGGGTTTATATTTTGCAAAAGCAGATCCAAACTTATTATTTTTTTCAATTAATTTATAAGTTGTGGTTAAATACTCTCCCAAATTTTTTTCTATTGTATCTCTTAAAGCTATCGCTCCTTCAGGCACTAAGTCTCTAATTTGATTTGATAAATTATCTACAAAGTCTCTAGCATTGTTTACAGTAGTAAAAATTTCATCTTGTTTTGTAGCATTAACTCCTAATTCATTTAAGACTGTTTTTAGTTCGTTCTTTTGTTCACTTTTTAAAGATTGAAGAATTGCTGCTGATAATTTATTTTTTTGTTCTGGCTTTAATTGTTGAGCAATATTTCCTGTTTCATCTAAAATATCTTCAAATACTTGTTGTAGATTAGCGCCAACAGCTTTACCTTGAAAACCAAACTTTTCTGATTCTCTTTGAAATTGTCTTAAAAGTTCTTCTGCTTCTTTAGGTTTTACTCCTTGAGCTGTTAATTTAGATAATAGTCTCTTTGATGAGTCAGCGATAGGATCTCTTGTAAATTTATATTTAACAGAATCTGCTCCTTTTTTTAAAAAGCTAAAAGCTCCTCCTATTCCAGCAGTCAGCAATGCTCCCTCTGAAGCAAATTTTAATCTATTTTCTATCTCTCTTAAAGCTTCTGACCTGCCTTCTCTCTCCTGCTCGTCTCTTTGAGTCGGACCAAAGCCTATGGCATCTCCAATCGTTCCAATTTCTTCATCGGCAAAAACAAAATCTGCCAATGCAGAACCACCTAGTCCGCCTCCAAATAGATAAGCTCTATCCGCTAAAGATCTTTTTAGCTTTTCACTTTTACCTAAAATTTCTTTTTCCGCTCCTCTAAAAGCTTTCTTTTTTTGAGCAAAATCTAGATCTTTAAATTTTTTAACTTGTCCTTTAGAAGTTAGATTAGCGTAGCGATTTGCTCTTTTTGCCTTTAACCCTTGCTTGGCTAATTGTGTTCCTAATTTAAATCCTGCTGTGGAGGGGACACCAAGACTAACTAATGTTTCAGTTAGTTTACCAACCATGGTTTCCTCAGCTAGTTCATCAAAAGGATTGATATTGTCGAAAAATAATTCTACTTCTGTGGCTGTATCTGTCCCTGCTCCAAGATCATAAAGTGTTGCGCCTAAAGAAAAAAATCCTTCTGGTATTTTCAAAGCACCAGATCCAATACCCGCTAAAAAACTTTTTACGCCTTGATATTTTTCTTCTTTATCGTTTGCTAATCCTGATGGATCGGGACGATCAATTAAATTTGGATCGACGATAGCCATGTTAGAAATTGAAGACGTCTATGTCCTCTAAAATTAAAAAATCATCTTTTATTGTTAATACTTTTTTCTTTTTATCCTGTAGAGAAGAATCTTTTGGTATACCCATAAAAATTTTACCTGTTTCATTATCTTGAAACTTAAATCCTTCTCCTTCAAAAAATTTCTGTTGTATCATTTTTTTATCATATCCCCCTTCTACTATAAATGGAGAGGTATCTAATAATAAAGTCGACGGAATAGCTCCTGCTGATCTGGCTGCAGCTACATTATTTGGGATGTTTTGTGAATCCTGTGCTGCTGTAAATCTTTCAAAGCTAGTTGCTGTTTTAGGATCATCTTTTAAAAGAGTTTCATAAACTCCATAAGCTTCATTTATAGGAATATTTTTTATCCTTGCAATATCTCTTACAGATTTACCAATCGTGGATAAATCAGCTTCACTTTCAATTTCTGTAAGCAATTGTTTTTCTCCAGATTCAATTGCTGCTAATTCAATCGCTCTTTCATCTTTTGAAGCATCTCTAGCTAAAGCTGCAAATGTTTGTAAAGGATCAGTCGCTGATTTTGCAATTTTCTCTGCTAAGTTTCCTCCTCTAGCTGCTGCTAAATTTAAACCAAACTGCGCTAATTGTAAGAAGCCTTGTTGTTTTAATTGTTCTTTTGGATCTCCTAATAATTTTTTATAAAGGTCGGATCTTTCTTTTATAATATCCTGTAATTTGGATAATCTATTATCTTCATCGACAACAGGATCTGGTAGAGGGTCTCCTTCTCCACTTGTTCCTTCTGTACCTGAAACTGTGTTATTGGCCTCAAAGAAAGATTTAGCCCCTGCTTGCATATTAGCAGCATCCTCTCTTGTAGCCATTGCTTTTTGTGACTCTAAAACTTCTTTCTTTTTTTCCTCTGCTCTTTTTTCTCGAGGAGTTTTCTTTTCGTCTTCTTCACCTAACTCTTTAATTACATCGGTAAAAGTTTTATTTTTTTCTTGTTCTCTTCGTTCTTTTCTTTTTTGAGTGGCGCTTTGAGCATCTTTAACATCAGCAAAACCCTTCAAAATATCCATACCTTCTGCGGCACTTTCCTGCATACCTTTTGCTACACCCATATTGTCTAAGCCAGCATAGGCTTTTAAAACTTCTTGAGGAGACATTCTCTCGTATTCTTCTAAGGTTAATCTTTTAAACATGTTAAAAGGAGGTTTACCAGAAATAGCACCTGACTCAGTGTATCCCAAATCAACGCCTCCACCATTATTCATCCTTACAACACCACCATTAGCAAAAGCCGGTAGACCATATCCCCGTAGCTGGTCCTTGGTCAATGGTCGTTGAAACATCGGTCTATCTAAAATAGCCATCTAACCTCCAAACAAGGAACTAATACCACCGAATGTTCCTCCCGCTGAACCATAAGCACCAAGTCCTGCGATACCTAATCCTAAAGCTTGTTGAAGAGCAGAAGGAGTGGGTTGTTGTGTGTATGTAATTTGTGATGAGGGAACGCCTCGTAGAATATCAGAAGCAAAAGCTGTTCTTTCAAACGGTTCTTTTTGCTCTGCTAAAGTTGTTGCTCTTGCAGCTTCAATCTGTGCTTGACCAGGAACGAATGCTCCTCCTGGTCCTTCGAAACCAAACTGTTGTGTCAGTTGTCCAAGGCCCAATAACCTGTTGATATCTTCACCACCTAGCTGTTGTCCTAGTTGTCCTAAGCCTGCTTGTCCTTGAGCAGCTTGTAGTGTTTGTGTTCCAATTGTACCAAGTTGTTGTGCTGTTGCTCTTTGAGCTTGTTGCGCTTGTAAATAGTTTCGTGATAAATCTTCAAAAATTCTTTGTGATTGAACCTGAGCTAAGTTCCTAGCTTCTTCTGCTTCACGAACACCGAATCGTGATCCACCAAATGCACCTGCTGCCACAGCTTCGGCAGAAGTTCTTTGTCCTTGAATATCAGATTGTCTTTGTAATTCAGCTAAAGCTTCTTGTGTAACTTGTTGTTGATAAGGATCCATGTATGTAGAAATTTGTGAGGGATCTAAAACTTCTTGAGCGGCACCGATTGCTTCTAAGCCTGTACCAATGGTTGTCCTTGCAGCCTCTAGGTCTGGTTGATAGGCACCAAGTCCTGCTTCTGCTCTTTGAATGGCAGCTTGTTGTTGGGGAGTTAAGCCTGCTACTTCATATGCAGGGATCTCTGAAGGTCTAGATGCTAGTCCTTGTGAACCAAACACAGACTCTAATAATTTTTCTGCTCTCTCTTCAATAAAGGGTGCTTGTCGTTGGTATTGGTATATTGTTTCAGCCATTATGCTACCTTACTTTCAAATTTATCCATCATGTCATACATCATCTTAGCGCCCTTGCGACGTTGTTCTACCTTATCATCTTTATTTGCACCATTCAATGCCCCAAGTCCTCTAACTGCAGCAGCAGTCATAACAAACTCACCATCAGATAACATTGCAGGGATGTCATCAGATTTCTCTGTCCCTGGTCCGTCGATCTGTCCTGTTTTACGAGGGAAACCTCCCTCAGCAACTCTTGCAATGGGTTGCAATGTCGGAGCTGATGCTCCGTATCTACCTGTTGCAGTATCATAATACGTGGCCCTCGGCGCACTGACATCGAACATACCTTGGCTACCAGGTTCAATCTGTGCTGGTGGTGGCATACTTGTATCTTCTTCTTTAAAAGCCCCCATAGCACCTAAAGCACCAAGGCCTAAAGCACCTTTAGCTAAAGGACTCATGCCTTTAAATGCACCCATTGCTTTTTGACCTAAAGTTTGTTTTGCAGCTTGCTGTGCTTTCATTGCAGCCATATTTCCTGGTTGAACACTCATACCTGCTGTTTGAGCAGTAGCTGCTTTTTGTGCAACACTAGGAAAGAAAGTTGATTTTGCACTAGTTCCTAAAGCGCTTAAACCTTGACCACCCGCTAATCCAATACCTGCTCCAAAACTCCCTAGACCAAAACCCATCAAAGCGTTTGTTGCAACGTTAGAAGGATTATCTCCCCTTGCTGCTGATCCTAATCCACTACCAATAGCTGC